TTAAGAGCTTCGTACGCATTGGGGTAAGTTCTAAGAGAACTAGGATTTGGAAACGGGACAGTCGGTATTTGACCGATGGTATTTGGTGACAAGTCTAAGTCTTTTCCTGGCACTTAAACTATTTGTATCAACCCTTACTTGGTAATTGCTGGGTTAGTTGGTATCAGCCTGACTCCACATCTGACTGTTCTTGCCGAAGTCCAACGCGCTGTTGTACTGTTTGCGTTTCCTTGAAACGAGTCTGTACCTAATTGGACGTACTACCCTGATACTATATCGCCCGGCGTTCCTAAGCCGTATGCGAACTGCACTACGCTTTTAAAACTATATTGAGGACTGCCCGCCATAGTCATTGTCTAAAAAGAGTGTGGATATATGACGGCAAAGATTCCATATGTACCATTGGCTAATGATCCAGCTCCAGTCTGAAGTACTGCAGCGCAATTCAGTTCTAATACTTGTTCGTACAGCACGGTAGTCAAAGGGTAATCGTGTGGGGCTTTCATTGGTAGCGAGCTCCATGGTTGTAAGATGCTTCGTACGTAATTGTTAGGGATCTAACCCTTCTTCTTGTATCTCTGGCTTATATTCGTCTAACCTATCTTCTTAGCTAAAGCGTTGATCTTGGAGTCTTACACTACGTCTACTCTTCTCTGCTTCTTAAATTTCTACTTGTTCTGCTTGAGTTATTTCTAAACTTTCGCTTAACCTTATTGCACCTATTTTAATTATTTTGTTTGCATCTATCTATTAGTTTTTAATATTTTTAAAATCAGGTGTAGAAAATCTAACTTGCGTCTCTGAATTATAATTGGCAACTAACACGTCGTAGATGTCTATACCTAAATGTTGGTTTATAACGGACTCGAACTGGTACTCGCTATCTGTTGTCATGGTGGTATAGGACTATTGTTCTAAAATTGCCTTGCAAGTCGCTTATGGGAATTTGTTTAGTCTAGCAAGTAGCAGTGACTCTAACAGCTTACTAGATCTTTCACTCTTTAGACCTTCATAGAGTGCTAACACATGCAGTTAAGGATTGGTTTATATGTATCTATTTTACTTCGTAAAATACTGCTTGTGCGTTATAACTTTCATGAGATCTCTTCCCATAAAGATCCCATGGTCTCTTAGGACCAGCTTTGAGCAAAAATCTATATTCCAAGACTCAGTAACCGGTGCTTCTTCTATTATCTAACCGAGCCCTCTGATAGGTTATGTCAGGTCTGGATTGGAATACTTCATTTTATGTTACTGCAATTAATTGCACAATTCTAAAGATGCGTAAGTACAACCGTCATCTCCTGCTGCTATGGGCAACGCTACTCTTGTTCGCCACGCTAGTTGTCCTGTAGTGAGATATATGTCTTGAAATAGGTACATCAACTTCGTGAACGTGTTGCAAAGGGTCGTATATGAAATGCCTGAAAAAGTTGTTCCCGCTACGTCAAATATAATGTAGTCGCTATATATGTCATCGTATGGTCCGTGCGTTTTGGCCCAGTCTCTAGCCCATATTTCTTGATGTTTTAGGCTCCAGGGTCGGCCGCTATTCGGGATCTTAACAAAAACCGTATTGTACTCTGGTACTAATACGTCTACTAGCCGGTTGACAGGTATCTACCTAAACCTATCTAAATGGTGATTCTCACTAGTCACTCGGTTGAACCAATCCAGGAGCACCGTCAATAGCTTCTTGTAAGTTATCGACTATATCGGATAGTATTGAGTGGACTCAAAGGCACTCCCATCTTCTGATACTACGTGAGTATAATCGTAAGAGTATTTACTGAGTAACTCTTTAAGTTCTTTAGGTGCATAACCTTGTATAAATCCAGGGTAGAACTATTTTAACGGCTGCCAAAAGGTACTCTGAATAGCAGTAAACAATCCACAGAGTCTTGGACTTGGTGTCTTTATGTCTCTAGGTTTCTTAGCTGTCTGTAAATTGTTAATGTCCGAATCTATTGGTATCTGGAACTCCTCTCCCGTCTTGACCATAGACATGTAACTACCAGCGAAAGTATTAATATCTCCCTATAGGTTTAAATGTATCCCTTGTTAATACTTGCACTTCTTGCTAATAGCGAAATCTTCCTTATTGTCTAGCCACTCGAAAGGATCGAAATTTATCTAGTTATAATCTAAGCTGGTTTGAAGATCATTCAGGAAGGTGTCTGTCAAATAGTCTAGGAGTTCTAACGACTATTAATGAGGCTAAGTTGGTGCTTTCAGAAACCGTCCATATAGTGCAAAAATTTGGTTCTTGATTGACTTGGCGCTAAATTCTGCTGTAGTCGTTTCTCGATCTTGATGTATCAATCTCAGACCCGTCGGTGTTACGGGTTTGCATACGGCTACTTCATCTGAATCTTTAAGGTATCTAGTACAGACCATCGCATTATAGTCATACAAATCTTCTCTGCCCTTCACTTATATTAAGGGGTTCAACTCTTGGGAATCTTTAATTATACTGTCGTCAAAAGATTTTATAACATAATATGTGTCATAAGTGCTGGTCTAACCTAAACTCTTGGGCATCTTAGTAGGTTTCATTTCTTCATGTTTAGGTAAATCATTCAAGGTAATCTCGGGGTAATTCTAACCAGAGAGCTCGCTCCGCTGTTTCATGGCTAAGTAACTCTTATAATCAATCTTCCCTATCCTAGATTCTCTAGTGAGTTTACCTGTATACTAGTAATCACTACCTAGTAATGACAGCCCATCGCTACGTATAAGCAAGTCGTCTTTAAACTGGCATTCGCTAGATTTCCATACGTGCGCTAAATTCGTCATAAACGTATCTAATTACTATCGGTCGACTTTCTAGGCTGGTCTAAACACAAAATTGTAAATTGACTGACACATTGTTGGTTTAGGTGCTTTAACTAGATAATTGATACTCAG